AACAACATGGCTAAGAAACAAGTTGTCCATAAAATGGCTAAGCGAACCCGTAAAACGGGTAGCTTCGGACCAGTGTCTCAGATTAACACAGCTCCAGTCTCAGTTGGTAACAGTGTGCAAGGATCAGCTCCTCGTATCACGCAAACTACTGATGGTGCTCGTGTGGTCAGTCGGGATTTCGCTTTCGCGTTATCTTCTACGGCTGCTGCAGTCACGGGTTGGGAGCTGATCGGAGGGATGCCCATCACACCCGCCGTTCTGCCGAGTTCTATTCTACGGAACTACTGCCAAATGTTCAACAAGTTCAAAGTTAATCGCATCGCAGTTCATTACATTACTAGTAGCCCCACATCGCAAGCTGGAGATGTTATGCTCTATTATGAGAAAGATCGCACAGCACCAATGTGTGATTACTCGAATTCTAGTTTTCTACCGTATGTGTTGTCCGACCCTAACACGGTCATAGGACCTCAGTGGACCAACCATTCTGTCGTACTCCGCCCGACTCGGGATTGGAAATCGACTCTATATGGAAACCAAACCAACCTCAATGAGGATGCGGAAGGAACAGTGTTCTTCTTCTCAAAGACTAACTCTGCTAATTCACCCGGGTATTTACTGATTGATTATGACATTACGTTCAAGGAACTGTCAATCAACCCACGAGCTGGGACACTCCCAATCGCTCGAGGGCAATCATCATTCGCCACATTGGTGCCGTTTGCCGGCGTGACCAGTGGTGCAGCAGCTTTTTGGGTGTGGAATAGTGGAAAGACTGTTTCAGGTGCCAACTCGGTTGGTCCCTCTGGAGCCATCCCTGGAGACATTTACAAGTGTGTCGTGCAGTACACGGCCACTTCCCAAGCTGGTAATGCCGCTTGGGCTGGAACTCCTCTTCCTACTACTACTAACTTCCTGCAGTACGGCAATACTAACCGACCTCTGACCATCGATGATGGATTGACAATGTATGTGTCTTTTAATAATACAGCATCGCTTCAAATGTATTCGACGTTTGAAGCCGCCGTGACCAATACTGATGCAATTGAGTATCAGACGACTATTACAGGATCTATCTTTAATCTTTGTGTCGAGCTTCAGTTTGTGCGAAATACTACTGATTTAACTCAGAGCTCATACTAACCGTAATATAAAAAGTAGAAAACGTAGATCAAAACTAAAAATTAGAAAATCGCAAAACAAAATAAAAACCAACTACATGTGTAAATATAATCCCATAAAAATATGCATTTCACCGTCCGTGTG